GCTAGTGGCGTTAACTTTGTGACAAAGGCAGGACTTCCTCGTGGTGTTCTATTTACTTTAAAAAATTCAGTAACAAGTAATCGTGTTTATAAGTTAGAAACTATTTCTTATGTAGAAGATGGTTTAGTTGAAATCTCGGGTAGTCATGCACCAATTACAGATGACGGAACATTAGCTATTCTGCAAGGGTGGGAGAACGGAACTGATTCTCACTTTATTGATTTAATCTCATGACGGTTTCAGCAAAAGAATTTCCAAATATTAGGCCAAGCTCAAGAAGCTTTACTCCTGGTGAATATCCAAGTACTACTTTTGAGTCTTTAGACGGTACAAAAACACATTTGCGTTACGGCAATAAAAGAGTAAATGCAACTCTTACTCTTGGTTTTTCTAATATAAATGATTCAGAAGTTGGTTTGATTTTAGATAATTATGATGATGTTATGTCTGTATATGATTTTGTAAAATTTAAAGATGAGAATGCAGCAGTAGGCATTGATGCAGGAACTTATAGGCAAGAAATTAGAGATAATGCAGGAACAGGACAGACAAAATTAGGTTTAAGGTGGAGATATGACGGTCCTCCACAAGTAACAAGTGTGTATTTAGGTCGTAGTAATGTTGAATGTAAATTTGTTGCTTGTCTCGATTCGCCTTAGAATAGAATGACTGTTTAAAAGAAGTATTGTTGTGGGCTACTACTCAGGTGCTGATGGTTTAATGAAAGTTGGGTCAACAACTGTTGCCAGAGTCACAACTTTTAGTTTTACATCAAGCCAAGAAACATTAGATGTAACAACTCTTGGAGATAGAGACCGAAAATTAATAGGTGGGACTCGCAGTCTTTCAGGTAGTGCTTCTATTGCCTACTACTCAGAAAGTGGTGCTACTGCTGGCGATACGATGGCATCTACTTTAATTAATAAGCTAATAAAAACAGGCGGTGCAGCATCAGAAACAGTAGATCTTTCTCTAGGAATTACTGATCATTCAGGTGCGTATAAAGATATAACTATGACAGTTGTATTAACTTCTATTGCTGTATCTAGTGCTCAAGGTGAAATTTTTAGTGCAGATATATCATTTGAAGCTGCTGATGCTCCATCAAGCTTTGATTTATAAAAAATAATGCCTGTTTATTTAGGTACTGGTGGTTTTATAGAACTAGAACGGACTTCTATGGAAAGTTCGTTAAATGTAACCTTGACTGTTTCAGACGTTAATACGAGTAGAAAAAGATTTTCTGTCGATCATAAACTTGGACAAATTATTACTGGTGATAAGTTAGATATTTCAAGAACTGACGGTACAGGTAATTTAGAACTCGTAAATGGTCATAGTGCAAGAGATGGCACTTTTTTTGTTCATATAGATGCTATAGGTGGTATGCGTTTATATAACTCATTTTCTTTAGCTGTTACAGGTCTAAAATCTGATGCACTTACATTAGTTACGCCTTCAGAACAACAATCATTAAGTATAAAAGTAAGAAATACTTCTTTTAAACCTTTAGCAAGAGTAGAAGAGTATGAGTTCACTACACAAAGAGATCAAGTAGAAATAAATCAGTTAGGAGATACATTTAAGCGTCAGTACGATTCAGGTTTGATTTCAGGACAAGGTAGTATGACGTGTTTTTGGGAACATAGATATGTTTCTACAGACCATGATTTTTCAGACAACCAAGAGTTTTCATCTTACTTAGCTCGTTTAATTTTAAGAGTACAACAGGGTGCAGACTTCTTTGGTCGATTTTTTTTATATAGAGAATCAGTTACATCTGCAAATAACGCTTGGTATGAGTGCCAAGCTCAAATAACTAACTGTTCTGTTACTGTGCCAAATGTAGGAATAATAAAAACAAATATTGATTTTGTTACTTCTGGAGAATTTAATTTAAAAATTGGTTCAACACCTAGTTTCTTGTTGCAAGAAGATACAACCTTTATTTTAAAAGAAGATGGAAACAAACTTTCTTTAGAAGATGATGCAACATAATGTATAAGAGAAGTAAACTGTTCCTAAAGTCTCTAAGTTAAATGGCAGATTTAAAAATTAGTCAGTTACCTGCTTTAGCAGAAGCAGACTTGGCGGCTGGAGATGAATTAGCTGTAGTAGATGGCAGTGCGTCAGAAACAAAAAAAATAACAGCAAAGGCATTAGTAGAAAAAGGTGTTGCACTTATTGATGCTGGAAGCATTCCAGGTACAGCACTTGCAAGTCTTGGTGCAAACACGGTTACTACAATTAGCATTACAGATGCCAGCGTAACGAATGTAAAACTTGCTAATTCAAGTATTAGCCTTGGAGGTGTAAGTATTGCTCTTGGGGCAACAGATGCGACACCAGCATTTGACTTAACGGATGCAACAAATTATCCAGCAGCTTCTTTATCAGGAACTTTATCTAATTCTCAACTAGCTAATTCGTCAGTTTCTTTAGGTGGTGTTTCTATAAATTTAGGAGCAACAGATGCGACCCCTGCTTTTAACCTCACTGATGCGACAGGATATAAAACTACTGAGTTAGTTGGAACAATAACTAATGCTCAACTAGCAGGTTCAATAGATGTTTCAAAATTAGTTGGGTCAGCTATATCTTTAGGTGGCGTTTCAGTGCCTTTAGGAGGAACTGATGCGACACCAGCGTTTAATCTTGTTGATGCTACAGGTTATCCAACTTCTTCATTAACAGGAACTATTACTAATGCTCAGTTAGCTGGATCAATTGCTAACTCTAAATTAACAAATTCATCTATAAGTTTTGGAGGTATTACTGTTGCTTTAGGTGGAGCAGATGCAACACCAGCTTTTGATTTATCAGATGCAACAAGTTATCCAACTTCAGCATTAGTAGGAACAATAACAAACGCACAATTAGCTGGTTCTATTGCTAATTCTAAATTAACAAACTCATCTGTTTCGCTTGGGGGTGTTTCTATAAGTCTTGGTGGCACTGACGCAACGCCAGCATTTAACTTAGCTGATGCTACTGGATATCTAACTTCATCTTTAGTTGGAACTATTACTAATGCACAATTAGCAGGAAGTATTGCAGGCTCTAAGTTAGTTTCAGGAAGTATAACTTCTTTACAATTAGGGGTAAATTCAGTTACTGCATCAGAACTTGCAGATGATTCAGTAGACACTAATGCAATTGCAAATTCAGCCGTAACGGATGCAAAAGTAGCGAGTGGAATAAGCGGTACTAAGTTAACAGATGGGACTGTTACTGCT